CGGCTTAACACTCAGTTTGACCGCCTCGCTAAACTTCCCATAACTGTCATTTAGCATCCGCAGCCGGACCCGCGCAATAGAAGCCCCTTCCGCGTCTCCCGCATTTTTAAGCGCCGCTATCCGGTCTTTCTGCTGTCTTATAGCCGTCTCATACCGCCGCTGTTTCTGCGTAGCCTCATACATATTATATGGCTTGCCCTCAAAGTAATGTATCTCTTGCTCCCGCGCCTCTAACGCCGCCAGTTGTTCTTTGGAATACGCCGGGGTAGATACGCCAAGGATTATCGGAAAGCTCCGGTGATAACAATTCGGCTCTTGCATCTGCGGCAATATCTCACGCTCATACTCCGCCTTACCAAACTGCAGCCCGCCCCAATCGTGAGACGGCCTGTGCCCGGAGTGCCAAGATATTTCATATCCATCAGCGCCGAATTGCTCGCCTATCATCTCGGCCTGCGCGTGGGACAATCTCGCCAAGCCGCCTAACAAATTCATCCTTACAGCCGTATCAAGCCGCAGCGTGCGCCCGCTTGGGTATTTCGTCCTTAACCCCTCGTCTGCCAGCGTCCTGACCGCCCCGCGCATAGCCGAATAAAAATCCGTCTGCCCGGTTTTGACCTGCATTGTCGCGTAATCGACCGTGCGCTTGTAGGTGTCCGCAATCGGCCTTACCTTCCCGTCGCGCCCGACAAGCCCCAACGCCGACGTATGCGCTATATTCACAAACTCATCGTGTGTCGCCCGGCCTATCTGCCCGATTAAGTCCTGCAACCGCTCGTTTTCCTCAAACGGCACATACCGCGCCCCGGTGAAGCCGTATAAATACTTCGCGTCCTCGTAGTCCGTTTTTGCGGCAACCGATAACATCTCGCGTATCTCATCTTCCGACCGGCTTACAACATCTGCAATCTCCCGTTCTATCTCCCTAACGTCAAGGCCGGTGTGCTGTAATCCGATTAGTTTGCGCGTATCCGTTAAACTGACTGAGCCAATCTTTTCAACGCGCCCGGCGATCCGCGCCACAATACCCCGCTCAAGCTGCTGAAAATGCCCGATAAGCTGCGCCGGCAAGGCGTTTATTTGGTCTTGTGACAATGCCATACTTTTTAGCCCCTCATACATTTTGTTGACGTCAGCAAATTATGATTTGCCATTACCGGCAAAACGCTACTCTCTCAACAGCCCCTCACTCTGCGGCATCATCGCCCGCGCCTCTTCCTCAGTCACGCCGTACTTCTTTGCGATATACATCTCCGGGCGGATAAGCCCCGCCTCAACATCGCCAAACATACTCTTCATCTCCGCCTCCTGGTCTGTGATGAAGCTGTCGCTAAACTCCGTCACAACGGCATATTCAGGCGGCGCTGTCGGGTATTTAAGCCATACGCCGATAGCGTAAACGGTGTTTTCAAGCGCCTCGCGGAGGCTCTTTTGGTTTTCCGTGATTAAAATATACGTCCGCTGTTTCGACATCATAACCTCGGTCGCGGTTTTGCTCATCAGCTCCACGTTTGAGATCGTCCCGTGCGCAAGGCCTATGCAGTCTTCGATCTGTTTTTTAAACTCATTAAGCCCGGTCAGATACGCGTCTACGTATATCTCCGGGCTGTAGCTTTCAAAAAAGTCCTCTCCGCCGCCCGCCTTGCCCCCGGCGGTGTTAAGCTTGATATAATAATCATCCTCCAGGTAGGGCAGCGGCTTTTCCGGGTTCTTGACCGCAAGGCTTGACACATACTGCTTGGCTTCCTTGACCCTAAACTCACGCAAAAGCCCCGATAACTGCTTATCCGCCATCTCGATAATATCGACCGCCCGCGCGTAAACAGACACCCCGATCGGGCTTTTTGTGTCAATATTATTCGACACCGCCGGTTTATAATACCCAAATAACGGCGCTGTTATATTCTGTAATTCCAGCTCCGGCAAAATCTCCGCCCACGGCTCGATATGCGCATAACTGCTCAACGGCTCTTTTATCTCGCCGCTCTCGTTTGATTTATGCACCGTGTTGCGTATCAGATACGACATCGCCGCTTCACTGAAAAGATGGTGTTCAAGCCGGACGTACCACGAGTTATCGTATTTCAGGTAATCCTTAAACAATACCTCGGTTATCGTCCCGTCGCTGGCGGCGTTTAATATCGTAAAATCTGACGGCTGCGCTATGTCTACCCTCACGGTGTCGCCGGAGGTGTACGGCTTGAAGATTATCCCGCCCAGAGCAAGCCCGTATTCGATATGCGTCCTAAGCCCTTTGATAACCTCGCGCTGATAGATAGCGTCAACTTCCCCGTCATCAACCCCGCTTTTTATCTCCAGCGTAACCATCCGGGATATTTCGGCGGCTAACGTCGCGGCGAGGTTCATACTCTTGATGTTCTTGGTCAGCCAGGGGGATTTATTTGTGTACATCTGCTTCCATAGGTTTTGCTGGCCCGTTACGGGCGTTGTCATATCCTGCGTTATCGGAGCTGCCATAAGTTTTCTCACCTTCGCCCTTATTTTTGATATTAACCCCATCGGTGTCACTCCCCCGGGACGCCGCATTGCCCGTCATCAGGTTTTGGCGTCTCTGATTATGTAGTTCATATACCGTTCTATCGAATACTCCCAGGCGTCACCGCTGTCAACGTCATAACTGTCGTCGTCAAGGCGTTTGTCCTTATCCGCCTTGTCGTCATACGCCGCGGACCTAAAAAACTCCGCCACGTTTTCACAGTCACGCGTCAGGAATAGCCGCCTTTGCGCCATCAGCGACGTTGTGAAGCGTATCCGGTCGATTATCTCGCGCTTTATGCTGTTTCGGACAGTAATATTTGTTTTATTCGTTTTGTGCCGCAAAAGGTTGATCAAAAGCTGCTCCGCGCTGTCGGCATAAATATCGTCAACCCGCCCGTAATCGTCTTGCACCTTACTTACAAAGCTAAGCAAAAGACGGCAAACATCCTCCGGCGTTGTCCCGCTCGCGCTGTGCCACTCCCCACGCAGTATGATAACGTGTTCATAATTCCGCGTTATCCCCGTGGCGACAAACGCGTGACCGGATTTATTGCCGCCCCAGTCTACGCCTATATTTATGCAGTCAAACGCGCTCCTGCCGGGGTTATCTATATAAAACTCCTCTTCGTTTTCGATAAACACCCGGTATATCGACCCCTCCGCGCGTTTCCACAGCCCTAAAATATAACGGTCGTAAAACACGCCGGTATATTCCCGCTTCAGCTGCCGCACATATTCGACGTCAAGGAAGGTGTTATCGTCTATCGTGAAAGCCCATTGCGCTATGTCAATCTTTGTGTTGTCGATAACGTCTGTCTTTACCCAATGCTTGGGCATATCGGGGTTTGTCGTGGCATACAGCTTAGCCCCCGGGAGCGACAGCCGGGACAGCATCATATTGTAATACCCTTGCGGAAACAGCGTTAATTCGTCGCAATACGCCCCGGCGAGCGTCATACCGCGTATCTTTGCCTCGCTGCGCTCGTCGTTTGCCCCTTCAAGCCACACCCTGCGGCCAAACAGCACGCCGCTCTTCTGTGATATGCTGTAGGTGAAATTATTCCCGCCGACAAGCTCCGTAAGCAGGTTCAGGCAGTTGCGCTTTAGCGCTGTGAGCGTCTTGCCGCTCATAATAAACTCATAGCCCAGTGGCATAGACCCAACAAAAAAAGCCCATTTCAACAGGCTTATCCAAGTTTTACCGCTGCGCACGCTGCCGTATAGGATGTTTATGCGTTTGTCCCGGGCGCATAAAAATTTAAGTTGCCTCTCACTAACCGGAGATCTATTCATTGCCGTCACCCTTGCCATTTGTAGGGGGCGATGGCAATCGTCCCGTCGCGCTGTTATTCAGCAATTCCAAAATATCAAGCATAACGCCGTTATCAACCGGCTTTGCCGCGCCTTCGCCTATCCGCTGAACCTTTTGTAATTTCTCCTGCGCCGCAATCAGCGCCTGTAAATGATAAGCGGCGTTCTTATCTTTAGGGCTTATATATTCCGCGACAGCAATTACCTTCGCCATAAGTGCATCGCTCAACTCAAGCTGCTTAGCGTTGCGGTCTATCTCTCGCAGCACTTCCCGCCGGAAAATCCCCTCAGCGATTTTTGCCTGTTTTTTGGCTTGTTTTTGCTTCTTTTCGTCAGTCCATCCGGTAGTTGCCCGTTTATAAGCGCCGGCATACGGTATTCCCTTCATCTCAGCAAACTCGCGCAAGCCTTTATAATCTCCGGCAATATATTCTTGTTTTAATGAGTTCCAGTCATACCGCGCCACGCTTCCCACCTTCTTTATGGCTCGCACCTTTTTTACACCGCTTTTACAACAGCCCGTAAACCCGCATCCAGACGGCGTTTCAAGCCATTTTGAAAGCGTTTGTTTTCTTGCACCCTTTTTGCCCGGTTTGTACCTCTTTTTGCACCCAATAAAAAACCGCCCGAAAGCGGCAGCAAACACTATAGAAATTGCTATAAATATTCGTTGATAAGTATTGACCATAGCGTTACGCTATGTTATACTTGTAATCAGAAAGGAGGTGAACGCGGTGTGTTGGATAACATAATAAAAGCCCTTACGGGCATCTGGTTAGCAACTCAAATCTACGCCAAGATAGTCGAGCTAACCAAGAACCGTAAAGGCAAGAGGGGCAAATAGCCCCTCCCCCTTCGGGGGGATATCGTTATTATACCACATACCGAATATAAGTGAAACATCTATCTATAAAATCGTTGCAAGGAACCAGTGATGCAACCGGCATTTTTCTTATTTTGGTTATTGTGTTAAAAGTCATTAATTTTAACGCGTTAACCGCCGCCGATGTAATTATTATCGCGCTTGGCGCAATATATGGCATACTTGCCATACTCGTATTTTTAAGGGGGCACTCGAATGAAGCTAAGCCCTAAAAAAGGTGGTCACGGTCACGTTACAAGCTATACAATCAACATCGGCTGCGCCGAGGCCCGCCGGTTAGGGTTTGTTGACGAAGCCGGTGCGCCGTTGGAGCTTGAAAAGCGCATTGATGAAACATCAAAGACGCTTGTGGTCTGTGTCAAGAAAGAGGGCGAATAGCCCTCTTTACTTTACACCATACCCTATATCACAGATTTTCTTAACATCCTATAACTTCGGCAAAGCAATCATCAAACAAACTAAGTTGCATACTCGTCCCGGCGGGCTTACATAAAGCCGGTTTCTTCGGTTTAGATTTATCTGCGAGTACCTCGCCGCCCCTGTATATCGGCACAATACCAAGTTCCTCTAAAAGCCACCCGAAGCGCCCGTCGTCTTTCCTGAATGTTTTCAGTTCATCCCGCCAATCCCGCCTGTGGGTCGTGAAACAGTAAGCCCAGGACATATTGCCGTTTCTTGACTGCGTTTCGTCGCGGCTACAGAACAAAACCGCCTCGTGTCTTTTCATTACGTACAAGGCGGTGTTTTTCAATCGTCCGCTTAGGGATATAAGGTATACGACCGCCTCCGCGTCGTCCGCCATATAATCGCAATCCTCATCGTAAGCGGTGAAGCCTGAGTTGTTTGTCATTTGACCACCTGATTTTTTGCAATGAAAAACCGCCCTGCGGCGGCAGAAATACTATAATTATTCAAGATATATTTTCTAAAAGGTATTGACTGGCACGTTGTAACGTGCTATAATAATAACAGAAAGGAGGTGAGGCGGTGGACGATATAAAGGATGCCTTGAGCATTGTTAAGGACTTACTTCAGATAATCGTCTTGGTGATAACAGCCGCGAAGCTAACCAAGAAAGACGAAAGAAGCAAGTCCCGCAGAAGGGGGAGATAATCCCCCTTCCCCCGAAAGGGGTAAATACATTATATCATCTGCCGCAAATTATGAAAACAAAAAATATCACCGTTGTTCTGTTGGCTTTGGTCTTGCTAAACATCCTGGACGGGAGTTTCACAAGCCCCACAATCCTTGACTGGGTTAAGCTGCCGCTGTTTATTCTGTGCTTTGCCCTTTTGTTCAAAGCGGAAGGGCGTGATAATAATGCAGCTTAAATCTATCCGCGCCGATAGAGGTCTAAGCGTCCCCGAACTGTCAAGACTAAGCGGCGTCCCCCGGCGCACTATACAGGATATAGAAAAGCGCGGGGACTGTATGATATCAACGGGATTTAAGCTTGCCGTCGCGCTTAATGTCACGCTTGATGAACTGTATCGATCTGAAGAGGGCGAGTAGCCCTCTTTTATTTACACGATACACTATATCACATCCGAGTGTATCATTGTGTATCATCTTTTTTTGGAAATCTTTTTCAGTATCTCGGAGTGCAGCCTATGCGTCTGCGCCCAGCCGTAGCCTATGGTTACGCAGACCTCGGTCCAGTCCTTGCCGTGAATATACCGCTCTCTCATAAGGTTGCGCTCGGTCGCAGTCAAACCTTCTATACACTCTTCTATTTCTTTGCGCAGACATATTGCTTTGAGCTTATGCTCGTTTAATAAGGCGTATAACATCACTGTCTTTACAGCAATATCCGCCGTAGTATCGGATATAGATTTTGAGCGCGGCAAACCATCGAGAATAACCGATCTAACCAAAGGGGTTTCACATAGCTCCTTGAGTTCGTCATCGAGCCGGATTATCTCGGTTTGTAAGTCTTTGTATTCCCTTAGCTGCTCTTTGGTCAGAATGGCCGCCCCCCTATGCCCTTGTATGCTCATACTCCGCAAACGTCTTTACTGTCTGAAATATGAACCTGTTGTTTACCCACCGCTGAACCTGCCGCGTTTCGCTCGGAGCGGTTGCCTTGTTATAGATCATCACATACGGCCAAAAGCCTAAATCACGCAGTGCGGTTATCCTGTATAGATCCTCTTCGTGTGTGCTGTTATAATTCGTCAGCACATAAACGCATAACTTTCGGTAATCGGTGATCCCGGACAGCCTTTTAAACCTTTGGAAATATCCCGTTAAGTCTTCCTGCGGGTTGTCCCAGGCGAAATGAAAACGTTTCACGCGGACGCGCGTCAGGAGGTCTACTATATCGTCTGTGGCAAGGCGTATATCAAGCCCCTGCGTGAAGTCCACATACGCGCGGCTGTCTATCAGTTGTTGCAATATGGCCTCTCTGTCCGCGCAGGCGAGCAGATTTGGGTCAAGCAGCTTTATGTTTCTCTGGCCGTTCCAAAACTCGGACAAATCGGCGACCCGCTGTGATTTTACGCCCTCTTTGGAGCTTATGTTGCAAAACGGGCATTGCCTCGGGCAGCCCCGCGCAAGGAAGCCGTAAGCTGTATCGGTTATGCCGTACAGGCTGTAATCCGGGTATATATGCTCCGTATGGGCAGGCAGGGCTGAGGCTAAGTTATAACCCGTGCCGCCGTAAACAACCTCCGGCGCTTGGATCGGGTAACAGAAATCAGATGTAAAGCCGAATATCTTTGAGACATATACCTTGTCGTATCCGGTTAGGGCGTTGAACGGTTCGACTATATCCCCGCGCCGTTTATGGTACGCCGATATCTTCATCAGCGGGAGGTTTGGAAAGTTGTGGCTGTCTATGTCTAATAGGCCGATTTTCATATATTCCTCACTTTCTCTGTATCCGCGATTATATCCTCACCTGCGCAAGCCTCTTTTTGGCTATCTCACAGTATTGCGGGTTTATGTCGATACCGATGTAGCGCCGGCCTTCCTCCGCGGCCACAAGGCCTGTTGTGCCGCTGCCAAAGAACGGGTCGAGGATTACTCCGCCGGGGCGGCTGCCGGCCAAGACACACGGGCGTATGAGGTCGGGCGGGAAGGTGGCGAAGTGGGCGTCTTTGCACCCTTTTGCCGGGATCGTCCATACGCTGCGTTTGTTTCTCTTTGTTACAGGCAGGCAGACCGATTGATCCCAGCTTGGATTATTTTTTATTGCGCCTGTCTCTCCTTGTTGCGTCTTTTGTGATGCTGCTTTCGCGGGGCCGTTTGTTTTCTTGCCTCCGTTGGCCCGATGTGCGCTGATTTGATTAATTAAGTCCTGTGATATACGCGCGTGCGTATTCGGGCCGCAACGCTCCGCTATAGCGTCTTGATTAAAATAATAATGCTCCGATTTTGACAGCATAAATATATACTCGTGCGCCTTTGTGCAGCGGTCTGTCACGCTCTCCGGCATAGCGTTTGGTTTATGCCAGATGATATCCTGCCGGAGATACCACCCGTCAGCGCGCAACGCAAAGGCAAGCATCCACGGTATGCCGATAAGGTCTTTGGGTTTGTATCCCTTTGGTATTTCTTTTACTGTGTGGCCGTGTTTATTCCGCGTATTTGCCGGCGGGCGGGCGTTGGATGACGTTGCGTAGCTGTCGCCGATATTTACCCAAAGCGTTCCGCCGTCCTTCAGCGTCCGGCGTATTTCCCGGAATACCGCCAGTAGCCTATCGATATATTCCTCCGGCGTTTTTTCCAGCCCGATTTGTCCGTCTGTGCCATAATCCCGCAGATTGTAATAGGGCGGGCTGGTTATGCAGACGTCAACGGTAGCGGCTTCTATCGCGCGCAGGGCGTCAAGCGCGTCGGCGTTTATTATATAGCCGTTGTTCCAGTCGGTTACGGAGATGGTTGCGCCGCGGCAGGGGCCGGGGATTGGCTTGTTGGTATTGTTACCCATAATCAGCTCACCTCATCCCAAGGCAGCGGGCCGGCGCAACATTGTCAAGGGGGTAAATCATAGGTAAACCCCAAATATTTAAATTACTTGGATTCAACAGTGATAAACGAGGCGATATTGAGCGGATAATTCGACGCCACCTCGTTTTCGATATTGACTCAACAGATAATGACTCAATAGATAATGACTTAACATAGATTTCATCTTGACAAAATTCTGAATACGGAATATAATAATGTCGACACGGGCAAGGAGGTATCATTATGGACTACATGACTGCGAAAGAGGCAGCAAAAAAATGGGGCATAACACAGCGGCGCGTGGCGATTTTATGTTCCGAAAGCCGTGTGGGCGGCGCGGAATTTTTTGGTAATATGTGGTTGATACCGAAGTCGGCACAAAAACCAGAAGATGGGCGAGTTGCCCGTTTTGAGCCGCCATCTGATATGACGGTAAAACCTTATATAAAATGGGCGGGTGGTAAGTCTCAAATACTCGACAGTATTCGCAGTAAATATCCTGCGGGGCTTGGTGCTACCATAACAAAATACGCCGAACCTTTCGTTGGCGGCGGTGCGGTGTTATTTGACATACTCGGTCGTTACAATATGAGAGAAATCTATATAAGCGATATTAACCGAGAGCTTATCCAAACTTATACAATTATCAGGGACGACATTAACGAGTTGATTTGTTCATTAAAAAGTCTTGAGCAACAATATCTTGTTGCCGACGATAACGTGCGTAAGGAAATCTATTATACGTCACGGGATCGTTTTAACGTTCTTAAATCTATGGGGATTGAATCAGTTGAACTGACTGTTCTATTTATCTTTTTAAATAGGACTTGTTTTAATGGATTGTACCGTGTGAACTCACATGGAGCTTTTAATGTTCCACAGGGGAGTTATAAAAAGCCCACTATTTGCGATGAGCGTAATCTGCTTGCGGTTTCTGAGAAATTGCAAGGCGTGGAAATCGTATGTGCTGACTACAAAGATTCACGTGATTTTATTAACAACCGCACATTTGCTTACTTTGATCCTCCGTACCGCCCTCTTTCGGCCACGGCAAGTTTTACCGCATATGCTAATGATGGATTCAATGACGAACAGCAGATTGAGCTTGCGCGGTTCATAGATGAGATGAGTGAGCGTGGAGCTTGGGTCGTTGCAAGCAATTCAGACCCTACAAATACTGATAATAGCGATAACTTTTTTGACAAGATTTATGCAAAGCATGAAATAACACGGATTACGGCAAGCAGAGCCATAAACTCGGTTGGCAATGGGCGAGGACGAATCCGAGAGTTGTTGATTGCGAAAGGGTGACAAGATGATGCGTAATTTTACAGAATGGCTTTCAAAATTCAAGTCCAGCATATCCGACTATTCCTATTATGTCGATTTCGCTAAGGTACATCGCAATATCGACACAATAAAAGTTGAACTCAATATTCTGAACTCGCTTATTGGTTCCACGAATATTGAAACGGATTTTGAAGCACTTGTGACTCGTTATCCAGAAACGCTTAAATGCGTTCCGCTTTTGCTCGCGGTTCGTGGAAGTGAAATTTATGCCATAGACGGAGATGGAGAATTTTTATATTCTTTTCGTAACATGAATTACTCACCGGAACAATATAAAATCTTCATGCGTAAGACGGGGCTATTCGATCTTATGGAGAAGCACATCTTATCAAACCTTGTTGATTATGCTACAGGCGTGGAAACCGGACTTGACAGCAACGGACGAAAAAATCGCGGCGGTCACCTTATGGAAAATCTTGTGGAATCACATCTGCGAAAAGCCGGGTTGATTGTAGGAGACACATATTTCAAAGAAATGACTATCGCGGTAATCGAAGCAAAATGGAACGTTGACTTATCATTACTTTCTAATCGAGGTAAAGCGGTAAAGCGATTTGATTTTGTCGTAAAAGTATCGAATAAAATATATGGGATTGAGACAAATTTTTACGCGAACGGCGGGTCGAAATTAAACGAAACGGCTCGTAGTTACAAAACCATAGCTTTAGAAGCTCGACAAATTAACGAATTTGAATTTGTGTGGTTTACCGATGGGCAAGGATGGCAATCTGCACGGAACAATCTTGAAGAAACTTTTGATGTTTTGGAGCATATTTACAGCATAGCAGATCTTGATAGCGGTATTATGGAGCGATTATTTATATGACAATTAAAAAGTGGGAACCCGATAATTTTGAGCTTGAAATGAATACGGTCTGGTCTTTTCCTGAACGTGGTAATTGGGCAACACATGACGCTAAGTATCGCGGTAATTGGTCGCCATACATACCTCGCAATTTGCTGTTACGATATAGCTTAGAAGGCGATCTTGTATTGGATCAATTTGCAGGTGGCGGCACGACGCTTGTTGAGGCAAGACTACTGAGTCGTAATATTGTCGGCGTAGATGTCAATCCTGAAGCCCTGCAGCTATGCAAAGAAAAAACCGATTTTGAATATCCAAACGCCGGAAATGTATATGTTAAGCAAGGAGATGCGCGAGATCTTGATTTTGTTCCCAATGAAAACATTGATTTTATATGCACCCACCCACCCTATGCTGATATAATTCATTACAGCGAAGACATTGACGGCGACCTCTCTTTGCTTAACGTTACTAACTTTTTGGAACAGATGAACGCTGTTGCCTCGGAATGTTACCGAACATTAAAGAGAGGCAAATTCTGTGCAATTTTGATGGGAGATACACGTAAAAAAGGTTGTGTTATTCCTATGAGCTTTGATGTGATGAAAATATTTCAAGACGTGGGATTCACGCTCAAGGAGCTAATAATCAAGGAGCAACACAACTGTAAGGCCACAGGTTACTGGAAATCAAATAGTATAAAGTACAATTTTCTGCTATTGGCACATGAATATTTGTTTGTTTTCCGAAAATGACGTATGGATAAACGACGCAACGCATTTGAAGCGATATATCGCTCGAACGAATCTGCGCCAACATGGCATGAGCGGGAAATGTCGTGGCAATCTGTTATATAAAGTTAAGGAGCAAAACACTATGGAATTAAAGGGTTGCTTGCAACAAATGCAAGGTTTTTTAGAAAATAATCCACTGATAGTCCTCGGCTCTGGCTCATCTGCTGATTATGGGCTTCCGCTTATGGGTGAGTTGAGCGAGGAAATTAAGCGTCATGGCGATAAGTTCAATGTTGATACGTTTAAGTCATTATGTAAGAACCTTGCCTCGATGAACCTTGAAGAAGCGATTGATAAAACCGAGTTATCTGACGTTTCGCTTGATACGCTTCGCAGAATCGTGTGGGGCTATGTAAACGAAAAGGACTTACTGCAACTCAAAAAATTGTCACAAGCAAAAACAGATTTTGCGCTTGCTAAGTTATTAAAGATAATCATTCGCCCGACACCAAACACCGCAAATGTGGTTACAACAAATTATGATAGGCTTGCAGAATATGCAGCCGATTTGATAGGTGCTTCAACAGTTACCGGTTTTGAGGGAAACTTAATACGTGAGATGCTGCTCCCAACCGCCGCATTACATCAAAAAAGATTGCGCTTAAGGGAGCGAGTTGTAAATATATGGAAAGTACATGGCTCTTTAGATTGGTTCGTAAAAGATGAGGGCAGCATCGTAAGTTTTCCGTTGTCAAAGGAGATTCCTCAAAATCACAGTCCATTGATAATTGCTCCGGGTAAAGTAAAATACAATCTGACTCATAATGAACCTTACCGCGACATTATCACACAAGCCGATGCAGCTTTTTCAAACGCAGGCTCATTTTTATGTATAGGTTATGGTTTTAACGATGACCATATACAACCAAAACTAATCGCTCAAATAAGGAGCGGAAAACCAATAGTTGCCTTATGCCGGACGGCAACTGACGCATGTACTCAAAACCTCGTGTCTGCTGATGTTAAAAAGTTTGCGCTTGTTGAGTATTCTTCACAAGGCAAAACATCGATAACAGGGTTCGGCTACAAAGAAACCTATGACGGAGATTTCTGGAACTTATCCGAGTTTATAAAAACTGTTTGGGGGTAGAAAAATGAGTATCTTTAATTACAAGCCCGAAGATGCACTTGGAACGGTTGAAAGTGTCGATACCTCCACCGTTGTTATCCGCGTTGAGAGTGATGAACGCTTGCGCGATTTACAAGTGAATCACCTTGTTGCTATCCAAAGCACCAAGACAAATCAACATTTGATAGGGTTGGTTTCAAAAATCATAAGAAAGTCGGCATTATCAGATATTGAAACTCCTGTTGATGCTTATCAGAGCTTTAATATTTTAAAAGTTATACTCATCGGAACGCACATTGACAAGGTTGCCAATGAAAAAAACAATTTTCGAAGAACGCTTGCGACCGTACCGACAATCAATGCGGAATGTTATCTGATATACGGCGAACGGCTTAAAGCATTTATGCAATCAATATCATCTATAAGAGATTCTATTGAAAATAAAGCTATTTCGCTTGAAATAGGTCACTATTCGATTGATGAAGAAGCCGTCGCTTGGCTTAACGGAAACAAATTGTTTCAACGCCATTCGGTAATTGTTGGTAGTACAGGTTCGGGGAAATCATGGTGTGTGGCACGTATTTTGGAGCAAGTCGCATCACTTAAATCTGCGGATGCAATCTTGTTCGATATTCACGGTGAGTACGAGACGCTTAGGGGCGATAACTTCGTCCACCTCAAAGTAGCGGGGCCGACTGATACTCAAAGCGATGGAATCTTGTTTCTGCCATATTGGTTGCTCACTCACGAAGAAATGCTATCCCTTATGCTCGACCGTAGTGACAACAATGCACCGAACCAAGCGATGATGTTCTCAAATATGGTTATCAACGGCAAAAGAGAATTTTTGACCACAATAGGAAAGCAGGACATAATTGAGGAAATAACTCTTGATAGCCCTGTTCCTTATTCGCTGGTTGAACTATTAAAAAAACTTGATGAAATAGATAAAGAGATGGTCACCAGCCAATCCACAGGCAAACCTGTTAAAGGAACATATAATGGATTATTGACTCGCTTTATTCAAAGACTGCATACAAAACAGAACGATAAACGCCTAAACTTTATGTTTAGTCAAGATGCAAACTTGCTAAAATACGAGTATATGTTCGATTTATGTAGTAAGATTATGCAACCTGCCCAAAATGGAAAAGGTGGGGTAAAAATAATCGACTTTTCTGAAGTTCCGTCAGACATATTGCCACTTATTGTATCGCTAATGGCTAGACTTATATTTTCGATTCAACAATGGTCTGATATTGCAAAACGACATCCAATCGCCATCTTCTGCGATGAAGCGCATTTATACATTCCGGCAAATACAAATAAAAGCATTGACGATGCCAGTCTTGTAAATTTTGAACGCATATCAAAAGAAGGACGTAAATATGGGATTGGCTTGGTCGTCATATCTCAACGTCCATCTGAAGTTAATAGGACAGTGTTAAGTCAAAGCAATAATTTCATCGCAATGAGGCTTACTAATGTTGACGACCAAGCCGTTGTGAAGCGTCTCCTCCCCGATAGTTTGGGTGATTATGCAGAGATGTTACCCATACTGGATATTGGTGAAGCTCTTGTTGTCGGGGATGCAAGTTTGTTGCCGAGCTGCATAAAAGTGACGCAACCTACTTTGAAGCCGCATAGTGCGACAGTAGAATTTTGGGACGAGTGGACAAAAGATAGCGTTGATGTTGACATTGAAGCTGCAATTGAGGCGTTAAGAAAGCAAACTAAGTAGGGCTATTATGCCGGTTGTAAGTATATTATAGCGATAAATCCCGTCTACGCATCGGAGTCCGCTTCGTTGTTTGCTCTAGCGTATTTTCGCTATGCATAATATCCCCAACACTCCGCTTAATCTGCTCAACCTTCTGCGTTTCAGCTTTGAGCGTTTCGTACTCCCGATTCAGCGCGGCGCGTTCAGCGGTTTTGGCGGCGCGTTCCTCCTGCCATTTATCAATCGGCAGCGGCTTTTTCGGGTCAAACCGTTTTTGCAGTACGCCGCGTAAATATTGCTCGGCGGTATCAAACATTGCCAGTTCAGGGCTGTGGTTATAACGATACTCGTTGGCAGCGTCAAGCGCCTTTTGCGCCTTGCGCTTCGCAAAGATTCCCGTTTCCTTTTCGGCGGCTTTGTATTCTGAATACAGACTTTCATACCGCTCTTTTATTTTACGGTGCTTCGTAAAGTTTTCACTTTGCCGTAAGTGTTCATCAGGCGTACCTATACGTCGCTCCACCTTCTTCAAATCCTCGCGCAGCCGATCGACCTTGCCGCGCATTGTCTTGACCTTATCTTCCAATCCCGCCATATCGTTTATCTGATTTTCCTGTAAGAACATCAGCATTTGCGATGCGGATTTAAGACGGGTAAGACTTGACTGACCTTGTCGTGATAGAATATCGGTAATGACATCTGCAAGCGTCGGCGGTTTGGTGTTCACCAAGTTTACCAGAGGGGCTGGGTCCTATCATCTCTCCCAGCACATATAAACCAACAATGGTATGTGCGTATGACAAAGCGCTATATGCTTGTTCAATGGTTATACCATCTTTACAAGCTTTTTTTACTAAGCGTTTGCCTAATTCTATAGTTTCCGGTTTTTCTTTTTTTGTACTTATGTTTTTAATGTTACACATAGTTAAAAGTAATTCGTCGTGTATTTTATCTATACCCATAATTTTTACCTTCCTTTCTTAATTAGACGGTTGACACCGTTTTTAGGCAGTTTCCCTCTTATCCTCCGGCATCTCCAATCCCAAATACTTATAAACCTCAGCGACATAGCGCGGCGAACGGCTAAACCCTCTCACTACCGCTGATATATCGCGGACGTGTAGACCGAGCGCGTCCGCACCAATCAGGATTTAGACATTGGTATTTCCATATTTTTGCCTCCTCTCCTTGTTTTCTTGACATTTCGGGGGATAATCTGTAGAATGGAGTTGTATGAATACTCTACAGATTATCTCAAAGGGGCTAAGAAAATTGAAAGAGAATTATTGGGCTATGTTTACCTCGATAAAATACAAGGAATTTTACGCCCAACAGTACGCTATTTTCTTAAACCGGGTTAACTGGGTCATAATCGGGGCGTGCCTGATATTTTCCGCGACAAGCCTTACAACTTGGGCTATTTGGAACCGGCTGCCTTGGTTGTGGGCTGCGCTTGTTTTCACTATGCAAGTAATTCAAGTGCTTTCACCGTTCTTTCCTTTTTCAAAAACTCTTATTGCGATAAAATTCTTTTTGTCGCAATTAGGTGATTTAACGCGTAATATTGCGGCGGGTTGGCTCGATATCGAAGTTGATAATTTAAGCGACGATAAAATCAAAACGTTGATAAAAAAATTTAATGCCCGTTTTGACGAATTATCAAATCGTTATCTTAGCCCAGAGCAACCATTTCAAAATAAATGTTGCGAAAAAGCGGCGGCACGTCGTTGCAAAAATTATTTTTTTATACATTTTGACGTTAGGAAGGATGATAATAATGCCTGAAAAACCTACAACCACACCTTCACAACAACCGAAGCCTGTTTACGTTGAAATCAACGAGTCCCCTTTGCCGGAACCAACGTTTAAGATCCCTATGCCACAGCCCAAACCGTCAGCGCCACCAAAATCGTCAAAGTAGTCTTTCTGCATCTTTACGATTACGCCATTTGCAGTAGTCGCAAACGTCTAAGGGGTATTTATGCACCGCTATCACTATGATTAGGCGGTGCAGGATAATACCTGCACTTGCTCCCGCTAAAAATAAAGCTACGTTCATTCGCGTCACATTCCTTTCCAATTACACTGTCTCCGAAATTGGGCTAAACAGATAGTCAAAATCGTTTCCGTATAATCCGAGAAGCGTCTTATCAGCGATTTACGCCCTTTCCCTCTTGTTATCCACAATCTCATCAATACTCAGCCCCAGCACCCGCGACATATTGATTAAGACATCCGGCGAGGGCTTTCTCGTCCCGCGCTCGAACGCGGCGAGAGTAGACTCCCCAACGTTTATCTTGTCGGCAAACTCTTCCTGCGTGTAACTTCTCGCCTTGCGTAAATGCGCTATTCTATCAGCTAAATTCATAGTTTTTCACCTGCCTTTCTGTGATGTTGTACTATTTTGTCTGTTCCTGTATAATCGCCGTGAAGGAGGCGGTCGTATGTCTGAGCCTAAAAAAACAAAAAAGGTCTTAGTTCCCATTGCAAATACAAAAGTCGTAACAAAAGATGGGTTAAAGTCTGTCCGGCGAAGCTATGGCGTCAAAGGCGGTAAAATGCACCGTATTGTGAGATCATATGTCGTAAAGATAGTCTCTGTTGCAGACGATGAACCCACGGATGCCGAATAGTTCTATGAAAATATTCGGTTGCAGCCGGACATTTTCAATTTTCCGGGCGGTTTTCGTCTGTGTTAGGTTGTATCAGTAACACAGTCCCATCCGCATACGCGCGCTCTTCCTCCTCTGTGGGATAGCGGTCGAGAGTAACCACGTTTGGTAATTTCGAAAGCTGCGTTTTAATACTTTCTAATTGTTCTTCAAGGCTTGCTATCCTCTTGCCTAATATTTCGATGGAAAAATCCGGCGTTTCAAAATACTCACCATAACCGGCTTCCTCAAGGGTGAGACCATTCTCACGCCGTAAAGCTCTGATTTTTACGTGGATTGGCGAATTGGCAAAGGTTCTTTTGTAGTTCTTAATATCCATATATTTACACCCCTTCCTTGATTTTTTCCTAAAAATAAGTTAAAATTTACTTAAGCTATTTGGTGCGCCAAAGCCATTTCACCAAGAATGGCGTTTTTATGGGCTTTGGTCTTACATTGTAGGGCTTATTCCTTTTTGCAAGGCAATCCGTTCGGGCGGGTTGCCTTGTATGGTGTTAAGTATATTACGAGATTACGAAATAGTCAAGTGTCGTATTACGATATTCTTAAATATGGCATTATGCACAAAGATGTAAACTTTATTTAGTAGAGTTGCACAAAAGGCGGTGATAATTATATGATTGGAATATTTCAAGCACACGCAAGCGAGTTGATATTGAGCATTTTTACGCTTTTAACGGCTTTTGCTGGTGTATTCATTGGAAATTACCTATCTATAGACAGAGAGGCATTAAAGGAACGTTATTTTAAGTTTTACACTAAATTTTTGAGTATAACAAGATTTTATAATGACACATCGGCTTTATGGATTATGTATAGCGAAGAACAGAAAAAGATAATAAATGATTTTCTGGGACAGAATTATCATTTTGCGTCGGCAAATGCTCAACAAATGATCAACGAATGGGTTTATAAATGCCCTGATGCCGAATTTGTCGCTGCGACCGAAACAGATAAAAGCCATAGAGATGAAATATTGGCAGATCTTGATGATGAATGGGCTTCCTTGTGTACAGAGATACGCAAAGAATATACAGACATAGCCAAGAGGCTCCATTATAAGTATTTGGGCTATTAACTAATCCTTGTGGAGGTATTTATATCGAAACCATTGTTTAAAACTGCCTTTAACGCCTCTGTGACGCTTCCAAAATACTGATAACTCTATTAGCTTGTTATGAATTACAATAGCCAAAAAGGCGAATAAGAGACCTAAAAAGCTGCCTATTGCGATTGCTATAAGATAGCTCAAATAAGATTTATCTGAATTCATACCATCATCCTCCTTAACTTTTAGAAATATTATATTACGATTGGGGCTTGACCAGATTAGAAT